ATACACAAATGTTTAATTCCAGAAGAGTTATGGCTTCAACTGGTATTTTTGGTTCTGAAAGTAAATATATTAAAGAAAAAGATCCTACTTCTATTGATTCTGATAATGATACATACAATTATACCATACAAAGAGAAGCTTCTATAATGAATTTAATGAATCAACGATTGAAGGTTGTCATGCCTGGAAATTTTAATTTAATTTCTGGAACAACAGTTTATATATCTTTACCAACAGAGAGTGAACATGCAACCACAGATAATAGTGATAACACAGATTACTCAATGAGTGGTAAATATTTAATAACAGCCACAAGACAAATAATTACTTACGAAAAACACGAAACTATTATGGAAGTTGCAACAGATTCTACAGAGCGACCATCAGTTTATAAAAGCTCTCAACAGCAAAATGATGTAGTTTGGACATAAAGGAAAAAAATATGACTGAAAGAGATGTAGATTTGGTATGGTGGATAGGTGTAGTTGAGGCAAGAGAATATGACCCACTACAACTCGGGCGGGTTCAAGTTAGAATCATTGGTTATCATTCTGATGATTTATCTGATATAGATACATACGATTTACCTTGGGCAATGGTTGAAATGCCTTCAACTTTGGCAGCAAAAGCACCAGATTTACCACGAGGAACTTTTGTGCGAGGTTATTTTTTAGATGGGCATTCAGCGCAAATACCGGTGGTGGCGGCTGTACTTCCTGGTTTGTACATAAAAATGCCATCGCCTCCTCCATTGTCAAAAGAGCCTGAAGCAAGTAATAAAATTACAGTGACAGGAAAAATAGTAGGTGAACCAACAACAGGAAAAACATTATCAGATACAGTTAATCTTGCAAATAAAAATAGAATTCATATTTGCGATATACGGGATGAAATGAAAAAAGCGGCTGCTTTTGCAAGATTAAAATTCTCTCAATTAATAGCTGCAATTAGAACTGCTGTTAGGGCTATATTAACAGCTTTAGGGTTTTCTCCAGATGGCGTAACTGCTAGGTTTATTGAAATAGCAAAAGGCATTTTACGAGATTTAAAATTTATTACAAAAATAATAAAAGAAATTTCTGATATTGCTGTTATTCTAGTTTTCTATGCAAAAAAACTTCGGGCAATGATTGATTGGTTATTGTCTTTACCAAAAAATTTATTGGCACTTCTTTCTAATTGTTTATCTGAATTGTATTCTTCATTGGCTTCTGGATTCAGTGAGTTGTTTTCTTTATCTGGCACGGAAGGGACAGAAGCCGTATCTTCAATAACAGAAACTATGCAAGTTTTTTCAGATATAGCAACTGAAACAAAAACGATTGTACAAGGTACAATTGACATTATTAATACACCAATTGCAATAATTGATGCACTGACCAATCCTGCATCGGCAGCAGATATTGAAAAAGTTGGAACTCAAATAACAAGTCTATTAGCAGCTACAGCAGCCGCAGACACTTCAGCAAATACTGCGCTGGCTATTACTAATTCTATTAACAAAACGATAAGTGTTTAAAATGGCAGATAATTTAATAAATCCCGATGAAGTAAATAAACCATCCAATGATGAATCTTGGACTGAACGGGAATCTGAAGCCAGTATAGAGAATCCTCCGGTATATCCATATAACAAAATTACTATGTCGGAATCTGGGCATATGTTTGAGATGGATGATACTAAAGGGCGAGAACGAGTTCGTATTCAACACGGCGGTGCAAAAACTGATGGTAAAGGTTCTTTCATTGAATGGCATTCAAATGGTGATGTAACAACTAAAATACAACGAGATAATTATGAAATAACATTAGGGAAAAATAGAGTATATGTTAAGGGCGTATGTAGTGTTACCATAGATGGAGATTCTATCGTACACATTAAAGGAAATAAATTTGAAAGAATTGATGGTGATTATACACAAGAGGTTCGTGGAAATGTAACTCAGAACTTCAAAAAAGAAACTAAAATTCTTTCAAGTGGAGACATGACAATTGGATGTGGTGACCCGGTAACTGGAAGTTTGTTTATTTCCACTGGCGACTCTGCTTATGTGCAGGGAGATTTGAGTGTAGCAGGTTCTATAAATGGTGATATGATAACATCAAGAACTAAAGTAAATGCAGGAACTCAAGTTAATGCCGGTCCTCTTGGATTTGTGTCAGAACTTGGAGGACTAGCAATAGGCTCACCAGTAGCAATACCTCTACAAGTTATAGTTCCATTAGGTAACATTTATGTAGGAAAAAGCGTTAACGCTCTCAAATCTGTAAATTCTCCTCTTATAAATGGAATCATCGTTCAAGATGTAGGAGGAACAATGATGGGAATACGATTATTACATAATGCACATAATCATATAGGTAATAGAGGATTTCCTACCAGTACACCAATCATTCCAATGATTTTAATTTAATAATGGAGATATAAATGGCTAGTGCTTTTGGAAGACTAAATTATAACTTTGATGATACCAAATATGGTTCATCAATCTATTTAACTACAGATACTAAAGAATACTTAAATACGTATCCTTTGTTACTAAAAACTTGGCAAAAAAATGATATAGCAAATGGTAATATACAAAACTCTAATTATTTTAAAAATCCATTGTCAGCTATATGCGACCAATTGTCTGCTAATGTAAATACATTTTCAAGTGTAATATCAACAATTGTTAATTTTGATGATGTTAGTGTTAGTATTGCTGCTCTTTCTGCTGCGACTACAAACCTTAAAATAGAAATAATAAATTTTAAGAGCCACACATCTAATGTTTCAGGATTAACAAAAAGTTCATCTTCCGTGGATGAAGGTAATCGTACAGTTACCGAATATCCAGATTATCAAAAATCAACTGCAATTGGGCAACTATTATTGCAAATAGTAAATGCTACAGATTCTGTACTAAATTCTACGCCGGTGTTGGGTTCTATGACAAGTTTATTTATTGGTCCAGAACTAAGTTCAAATCTAACTACAATACAAACTGATACAGTAACTGTCAATAATAGCATAAGATTAGTTTCAAGTAATTTAGATTCAAATTTAACTTCTTCTGCTGTAAACACAATTATTTCTCATTTTCAATCTGCAAATACTATACTTGCAACTAGACGAGAACATGATTGGAATTTTTACAGAAACGCAATTTCTTTAGTCAATGACTACAATCAAGTAAACGGTTTAGGTCATCTCGGCAATACTCAAATATATTTGGTAAATAATTTGATAGGAACTAACAGTTATATTACAAATATTGCCGCAAATACTTAATAAATAGAATATATGTCAACCGTAACCGTTAAAACCACAAGACAGTATAAAGACCTAGATTTGGCTTTTACTATGCATCCTATTAAAAAGGATGTTACTAAACATGTGGATGAAATGGCCGTTATTAATTCGGTTAAGAACTTAATATCAACTTCTAGGTATGAAAGACCGTTTCAGCCTCTATTAGGTTCCGGAGTCAGAAATTTGCTATTTGAGAATATGGATTCTATAACGGCAAGTGTATTACAAAGAGAGATTATTCAAACTCTAGAAAATTTTGAGCCTAGAGTTTCTGTTAGAGAAGTTAATGTTTCACCAGATTATGACAATAATACTTATAGAATTGGTATGACTTTTTTCATAATTAATAGAACTGAGCCTATAACCATACAATTCTTCTTACAACGAGACAGGTAAAATGGCAGATCGTTTAAATGTAACTGAATTAGATTTTGATTCAATAAAAACAAGTCTTAGAACATTTCTACGACAACAAACTGAATTTCAAGATTATGATTTTGAAGGCTCAGGGCTGAGTGTTCTTTTGGACATTCTTGCATACAATACTCACTATAATGCTTACTATTTAAATATGATTGCGAATGAGGCATTTCTAGATAGTGCTTCATTAAGAAATTCTGTAGTATCACATGCAAAAAGAGTTGGATATACTCCGCGTTCTGTCCGAGCGCCAAGAGCAATTGTTACAGTTAATGTTGCAACATCATCTGCAAATGCTGGCAGTTTGACTATACCTAGTGGTTATTCATTTTCATCTTCTCAATTAGATGGAGTTTCTTACAAGTTTGTAACAATAGAATCCAATACAACCACAACAAAGGTTGCTAATAATTTTATCTTTACTAATGTTCCAATATACCAAGGTCAACTAGCGTCTTACTCTTACACGAATAGTATTTCATCAAATCCAAAACAAACATTTACGATACCTGATGCAAATATAGATACTACTACTCTGAAAGTTAGTGTAACA